TGGCAAAAGTATGGTAAAAATGGCTTTAGTAAGCATCCGGAACATATCAATCGTGAAGGGCCGCCTAAGAAAGAGTGGACTTGGGGCGGGCTTTTTAAGGATTTAATGGAAGAGAACGGTAATAACACAAAAAAGGTTAAAATAGCAATGGCGAAAGCAATGATGAAAAAAGCACAAGAAGGAGATGTCCAAGCTTTTAAAGAGATAGCAAATAGAATGGACGGAATGCCGACGCAAAATGTTAATAGCACTGTTAAGCTGTCAATGGAGGATTTATTCCTTGAAAACATAAAGCGTAAAAATGGAGACATTAAACAAATTAAAGATAACAATTAGAGTATTAGCCGAACAGATTGAAGATTTCTTAAGTGTGGAAACTAAAGACGCCGAAGTCGTGCCGTTCATACTCAATAACAAGCAAAAACAACTTGTTGAAGAGGTTGAGAAAGCAAAAGAGCCTATCAGGATTATTATATTGAAAGGCAGGCAATTTGGCTACAGCACCTTTATAATAGCTTACTTTTTCGTTAAATGTTTAGTAGTCCCGAACACAAGAGCGGTTGTTATCTCCCATACGGAAGACGCAACAAAGAAACTATTTAGGAAAGTTAAGTTTTTTTCTTCCCGGTTGATATGTGAGCCGATGCTTGACAAGGAAAGCGAAAAAGAGTTTAGTTTTAAGAAGACTAACAGTTATTTTTATATAGGAACAGCCGGAACGAAAACCTTCGGTCGTGGTGATAACATAACAGATTTGCATTGTTCAGAGGTGGCGATGTGGGAAAATGCAGGCACTATAATGAATGGACTATTGCAAGCAGTGGGCAAGACGGGGAGCATATTCATTGAAAGCACTGCTAACGGTTTTGGTAATTACTTTAACAGGATATGGCACAAGAGTTATAAGAAGACAACAGCCTCCTGGACAGCGTTATTTTTTAGCTGGGTTGATTTTAAGGAATATGAGCTTGATGTCCAGGATAACTTCGTTTTAACAGATTATGAGCAAGAGATAAAAGCAAGATACAAGTTAAACGATAAGCAGTTATCTTGGAGGAGGTGGAAGATAGGTGAGACTGAGACAGACGCAGGCTTAACGCCAGAGGACATATTTAAACAAGAATACCCTTTCACAGCAGAAGAGGCATTTATAGCAAGTGGTAATACTTTTTTTAATAAAGAGCGTATCATTGAGTTATTAGATACAGTCAAGGAGCCTATACAGCAAGGCGATATTACATTGAATGATGATCTAGACTTTGAATTTAACGATAATAGTAACGGATATACTAAGATATTCGAATTACCCGACAGATACAGCAGTTATATTATAGGCGGTGATGTGGCAGAGGGTAAAGAAGGTGGCGATTATTCAGTATTGAATATCATACATAGCAGGACAATGCGAACAGTAGCAACATACAAGGCAAGGATAAGACCCGATGAGCTGGCAAATGTAGCTTATGCTTTAGGCAAATGGTATAACTTCGCATATTTGGGTATAGAGGCTAATACTGGTTTATGGGTATTGACGGAACTATATAATAAAGGGTATCCAAACTTATACTATAGAGAAGAGATAGACAGCATTTCGCACAAGATAAGCCCTAAGTTAGGATTTCTAACAAGTGAGAAGACAAGGAAACCTTTACTTGATAATCTATTAAGTATAGTCAACAAGTTTAACGATATATGGACTAACGAGGAGTTTTTGAGGGAGTGTTTAGTCTTTATCAGGAATGAAAGAGGCAGACCAGAGGCATCACAAGGTGAGAATGATGATGTAGTGATAGCAACAGCTATAAGCTATATGATACGCGACACAGCACCAGTAGCCCCAGAGATAGATGAGGATATACCGCAAACTGGAAGGGAATTAGTTAAAATGAGATTAAGTCACTTATATAAAGATAAACAAACAAAAATAACGCAAGATGATTACATATAAGTATGCCACAAAACATTAAACCAAAAGAAGAAGCGCAAAAACCTTATAATCCTAGAGGGGAAGATGAGGAGATTTTACAATACTTAATCAAGCGATTGCCAGTATTGAAGGACGGTAAGAAAAACATACTCAACAATTTAAACTTTGAAGAGATAATGAGAGAGGCGGACAGAGAGTATCAACCTAGATTTTTAAGTGAAAAGAAGTCAACAGGGCGTAATATACTAGTTCAAGATGAGACTACAGGTTTAAGAGGCTCGCGTATAGTGCCTATTACTGGCAAGGAGGGCAATGAGTGGCGTTCGGACTTATCAGAGCCTACCTTGATGGTTAAGATACAAACAGCTTTATCTATATTAGTTGACCAAAACCCCGAGGCAATGTTTAAAGCCACTTGCGAAAAGTATAAAAAGACTAAGGATTTAGGGTATGCATTATGGAAACGGAGCTGGGGAATAGGTAAAAGTAAGAAACAACTGAAACTGTTTATATTTAATTTAGCTAAATATGGCTTTTCAATAGGGCATACATTTCCGCGTAAAGTCGCAAGAGACGGCGAGATACTGAAAGAATTAGATTTAGATAATCCTGAAAAGAATAAATACACTAAGAAGAAAATAATAGAGTTTAACGACGTATATAGGGAAACTTTAGACCCGTTTAGGACTTGGATTGATGATATGGCGAATTTATCCGACCCTTGGAGTGTTGATGACTGGTATTATGAGAAAGACTATTCAAAAGATACTTTCAACAGGGAATTTGGCAAATATGCTAATGCTGATAAAATTAAATTCATTAATAAGACAGTAGATACTGAAAATGAAGCAGAAGATATAGAAGTCAATAAGAGGCAAGATATAACTACTATAGGTTTTTATGAGAGTAAGAATAAGGATTTATACGCGATATACGCACCTAACGATAAAGTAGTAATATACTCCTCGCCTTTGCCGAATGATGATAAGAAGTTAAGTTGTTGGTGGACATATTGGAATATAAGAGATTTAAGAACTCCTTACGGTATAGGCTTATATGAGTTATTGAAGCATAGTAAGGTAATGTATGATAGGTTGAAGAATATGACAGTTGACCAGCTTGTAATGGCTATATATCCGATGTTATTCTATAGCGGTAGCAATAAGTTAGCAGGCACAGGAGATTTAGTTATAAGTCCTGGATTAGTTAAACAGAAATTACCAGGGACAACTATTGAACAGACAAATATCAAATACGACCCGCGAGGATTTGAAGGTGTGGAGAAAATAAGTGAAGATATAGATGAGGCGACAGGTATATCTAAAACATTACAAGGCGAGGTGACGGGAAAGACTTTAGGCGAGGTATTACACGCAAAAGACGCAGCACTTAAAAGATTAAATATACCTTTGGCTAATATAGCAGAAGCACTGGAAGAGGAGGCATATATATCACTTTCTTGGATGAATCAGATATATTCCATACCAGAGGTTATGACTTTTGCTTGTGCTGATGAATTAACAGCGTATGCAGAAGAGGTGGATAATGAGCCATTACAACAAATGGTATTAGCAAATGGCAAGATACAGGCAGATTTTTACCAGCAATTAGATTTAGGGATGGACGAGGATAGAGAAGGTAATATCATAGAAAGTCCAGATAATAGATTTTTTAAAATAGGTAAAGGTAAAGATATAGAAATAAAGGATTTAAAATGGGAGGGTAAGATAACAATTAATCCACAATCTATATTAGTCCCGTCAAAAGAGCTGGAAAGACAGCGTAAATTGGAGTTGTTTAATTTAATAACGCCAGTAGTTCAGACAATGTCGCAAATGGTAGCTGATGGTATGGTAGATGTGGGAATGTCCCTATATAAGCCTTTAGAACAGATACTTAAAATACAAGATGAGAAACCTAAGGATTGGTTGCCAGACAATATAATACAAATAGCAGAAAATCCAGAGATGGCACAACAGATGAAAAAGCAAGCAAAGGCAAACGACCCTACTAACAAATTATTTGTTAATCCTGAAGAACACGAGGCTAATAAAGAGGCAAAACAAAAAGGCGAAAGCGTAGTGCCACGAGGCGATGTCAGTAACCCATTGCGTAAAGTAGCAGGCGATATGGCTAAAGTCGCTAATAAACCTATATGACATTAGATAATACAACAATAAAACAATTACAGAGTTTATTGAGTAGTAATGCTTGGGACGGAGTAGAAAGATATAGAGATGAATATTTAAAAGAGAATTTTGTAGAAAACTCTATTAAGAAAGACAGTGAATTTGAAACTGTGTGGAATGCAGCGTTTTGCGAGGGGGGTAAATATTATATACAAGCGTTTTTAAATGGTTTAGACGAAGCCGCTAAAGAATAATGGATTTATCAACAAAACAATTAAACGAAATAGAATGTTTAGATTATTTCGCTTTAGCAAATTGCGATTATAAAGATAATACAGTAGAAGATGGTATTTCAGC